GTAATGCCTTATGCCATGATGAGCGGTGGAGCTGTCTTAAGTGGTTTTCCAGCAACTGCACCTCTTGGTGTTGGCATGATGGAAGCCGGTAGCATGATGAGAGCCGCCGGTCCTGCCGCTAATATTGGCATGGGAATGTTAAGCGGATTTGGAGAAGAAACAGCGGGTCAAATTGCTAAATACAAAGGTGTTCCTGAGAACGCTGAAGAAGTAATTAGATTTGCCGCTGGAGCAGTTACGCCTGAATTTAGCAATATTATTAAATCCATGTTGCCTAAGTTTGGTGGTTCTCTTTATAAAAATGCCGAAGATATTGCTATGGCATTAGGCAAAGATTTGGACAGAATTGGCGTTCCCGAGAAAGAACTTTCTCCTACTCAGCGTCAATACATTAAAGACCAAGCACAAAGATTTTTAGGAACAACACCTAAAGAAGAACCTGAGAAAGCTGTTTATTCTGCGCTAGAGCAAGGCGCTGAACAAATTGTGGATAAGTACAACGCTAAAGCCGCACAGCTAGAACAGCAAGCCAATAGCATTGTTGATATTGCTAAAGGCAGAGCCTATTACAAAACAGCGGAAGCACAAAGCAGAGCAAACCGGTTGTCTAGCCAGTTTGAGAACTCTGCTAAAGAATTGTTAGATACGGCAAAGCAACGCTCACAAGCCATCCTTGGCAACGCGCAAAAACAAGCAGATCAAATCCGCGCTTACGCCGCTAAGGAAAGCCCAGCAGTGCGTCAAATCCAAGAGATTGATGCAAGAGAGGCGCTTAAAAAAGGTCAAGCTGAAGCACAAAGAGTTATTACGGACGCACAGAATCAAGTCAATAGATTACGCTCTGTGGCTGACAAAGCAAGGACAAGTGGCGCTGGTGCCATAGAACGCGGCAAACAAGCGCTTTCCAGTGTCGGTGAAGCCTTGCGCCCCAGTGAGTTAATTGCTAAAGCCAGAGAGGCTATTGAGCCGGTTATTGCTGATTTGAAACTTAAGAGAGAACTTAACGCTGAAGCAACCAAAGCAGATGCGTTTAACTTTGCTTTGGTCAAAGAGCAAAGAGGACAACCCGGAGACAGGGTTAGCGACACCAATGCGTTCAAGTCTTTGATGACGCAAATTGATAATGTCATTGAAAACCCAACAACTAAATTAACCAATGTATCCGTGCCTGAGATGAAGACGCAGTTGCTTCAGGTTAAAAGAGCCTTGGACCCAAGGATAGAAGTTGAAGGCGCAATTGTTGGCAAACCCGTTAGCTTTCAAGGTTTGGAGAATCTGCGTAGATTCTTAAGAGACAGAGCCATGGGCTTGGATGTTCAAGGTTACGACGCTATTGACAAGATACAAGCCGGTAAATTGGCTGAAGGCGTTGAAAAGATTATGCAAGAGTTTTCGCCTAGTATCAGAACTTATTTAGACCGGTACAAGGCAGACTCAGAGCCTTTGCGTGTTGCGCAATCTAAGATTGGTGACGCACTACTAGGCAAAGAAGACTTTGACTTTTCACGTTATTCAGCAGACGCCGCGTCAGTTGGTAAAAAAATATTCACGTCTGAACAAGGTGTAAAAGATTTTATTGACTTGCTTGGCAAAGACGCAACCAAAGCGGAACCTTTTGCGCGTAGCTTTATTGCGGATGAACTGCGCACAGCTAATGCTGAGACTGTTGCCAAGAAAATCAATGACTGGAGAGACTGGTTACCGCAGTTTCCTAAGTTACAGCAAGACCTTCTTAATGCTCAAGCCACTATGGCACAAGCGGAGAGAACAGGCGCTAAACGCTCCAGCTTGTCTGATTTGCTGAGAACCAAAGCCTTTCCGCTATTACCCGGCGCTGAGAAAAAAGCGGGTGAAATTACCACTGATGCACAAAAAGCGGCAGAGGAAATTCGTAGAAAAGCCGCCGAGCAAGAGCAAAGATTTTTGTCTGAACAGTACAAGACGGCAACAGGCGTTGAAGAAGCGGCGCAAGCTCCGGCTGGTAAAGTCATGACTGAGGCGCAACAACAGGCAGATGCCTCGGCTAAAGCAGTTGCCAAACAAAAGGCAGATATGCTTGCTAAAGCTGAAGCTGAAGGCAAAGCCGGTATCACTGAAGCCGAAAAAGAAGCCAGACCTATTAGACAAGAAGCTGGACAACTCAGCGCTCAGGGTGAACAAATCAAGAACCAAATCCTTGGCAAAGCCTTTGACGTTAACCGCGTTCAGCAAGTCATTTTGTCCGGCGATAGAACCCTTTGGAATGAAGTCGGTCCTATCATTGCCGCTGACCCAGTCGCTAAACAAAACTTGTACGCCGCGCTCAAAAACACCATTGCTCAAACGGCAGATACGTCGCCCACCAATTTGGTACGCGCTTGGAACCTTCAAATCCGTCCGGCTATGGAGACTACCGGCTTATTGACGCCTAAACAGTTGGCGGAGACAAATGCCTTTATGAACTCGCTGGAACGTACAGTAGAAGGCAAGAACACCCTCAGCTTGTGGAAACGCGCTTTGACCAGTGCTTTGACCGCAGAAACCGGCAGAGGACTGGGTTATATTGTTCAGCCGTTTAACTCTATGGGCACAAGATGATTAAGAAAGTCAAAGAAAAGGGCATAAACCCTGAGCTAGAAAAAGCCATTAACACCATGTTGGCGGCAGTAATGGTTGACCCCATAGCGACGATTACGGATAAAACCAAAGTGATAGACCGTGCTTTGAAGCTGGAAGCCATCAAAATGAAAATGCAAGATGATGAGTGGGGCAGTGGTTTTGGTCTTGGCGACGAGGACGAATAAGGTTAAACTATGAATATCTTTTACAAAGAAGGGGATATTTATGGATGCAGTAGCCTTGGTACGTCTAGCGTTAGGGGTCATCACAGACCGGCTCATCACGATTTTGGCACTTTCAATGTCGTGCGCACTGGCTTGTTGGACGATGTGGGGTCCAGAGTGGGACAGGGTAGCAACCCTCCTGATATTTGTGGTGTTCAGTTATTTGGTGATTCAAAACAAGGAGAGAAACGATGAGAGATTACAAAGACCTAGAGAAGAAGTCTAGCGTACCGCAAGGTGGAGACAATTTGAACTGGGGGCAAAAGTACGCTCATGCAGTTCGCCCTCAAAAGCCGTCTGACAACACCCAAATGGGTCAAAACAGATGGACACCCGGCACAATGCCAAAAGGCGGTTACAGGACCGTATTTGATTTTTCTGAAGGTTCAGACAGCACTAAGCTATCTCCTACCTCTGGCGGCGGCAAAAAGGTGTACTAATGGCTAATAATATTGCTTTTCAGGCTATGGGCAACACGGTTGCTTGTGTGGCTAGTGCCGCCAACTCGCAATCGACTGTGAGCACCATAACCGCAAACACTCCTTGCCAACAGTATTTGTTGACAAATCAAGACACTGTTAATGTAGCTTTTGTGCAAATCAGCACCAGCAGTACATTCAACGTTGCTTTGCCCACAAACACAGTGAGTCAGCAAGTGTTTCCAGTGCTTCCTTTTGACCAGAAAGTTGTCACAGCGCCGCAAGTCAGCGCAACAGCTAACGTTTATGCCCGTGTCATTTCTATTGGCACAACAACTGTTTACATCACACCCGGAGAAGGACTATGAACATTCAAGAATATTTTCAAAACTTTATTACTAAGATTGGAGCATCTGTGGAATCTACCGAACACAATGTTGCCAAGCAGTTTGCTGAGTATGTTGAAGGTGAGCAAAAGATTGAAGACGCAGTTGCTTTATTAACTTCTAACGGATACACCGTAACTCCTCCAGCACCTCCCGCGCAGTAATGGACCCGTTTACCCTTGCCATGATGGCGTTCTCCGCGGTCAAAAGCGGAGTCGCCGCCTACAAGGAGATAAAACAAACAGGCGGGGAAGTCGTTCAAATCGTTAATGAGCTAAGTGGCGCACTTGGCTCTTTTTTTGACCATCAAGACGCGGCTAAAAAAGCAGACGCAGAGCTAAAGAAAAACCCTCCTAAGGGTAAATCATTACAAGCTATTGCCTTAGAAAACGTACTGCGCAAAAAACAACTAGAACAAGCTGAGTACGACTTGCGTCAAATGCTGGTCTATGAATCTCCTCCTGAGCTTGGCGCTGTTTGGACCGAGTTTGAAGCAGAAAAAGCAAGACTGGTTAAAGAACAAGACGCACTAGACAAGGCGCAAAAAAAAAGGATGTCCTCGAATCATACGAAAGGCGTATGCGACAAGATCAAATCAAGATTGGCGTCGCAATCTGTATTGCAGTATTTGTCGTGGCGTTTACCATTGGCGGCTTAATGTACCAAATCCACTTGTGGACAGAGGAGAGAAAGCGAGAGGAACGTTGGTATATTGAGTTTCACAGGAAATTCGAGGAAAATAGTAAGGAAATCGAGTGCTACAAAATTTTTAGAGATACAGGGTACTTGCCAAAATATTGTAAGGATTAACATGAACTGGTTAGCTCAAATTGCACCCACAATAGCCACTGCCCTTGGCGGTCCACTTGGCGGCATTGCTTATGAAGCAGTGTCTAAAGTTATGGGCATATCCCAAGACGATGCCAAGAAAATGCTGGATGACGGCAAACTTACCGCAGACCAGATTGCAAGTGTTCAACAAGCCGAGATAGCGCTAAAAGCCAAGGCACAGGAACTAGGCTTAGACTTTGAAAAACTAGCCGTAGAAGACCGTTCTAGCGCTAGGACCATGCAATCCAATACCCATTCTTGGATACCACCATTCTTAGCCGTTGGCATTACAGTTGGTTTCTTTGGCATTTTGTACGCCCTTATGACAGACAAAGTCACCAAGTCAGATGAGTTGATGATTATGCTTGGCTCTCTCTCAACCGCATGGACAGGCGTTATTGCGTTCTACTTTGGCTCTAGCGCCGGTTCACAAGCTAAGGACCAGCTACTGCATCAATCTACTCCAGCGGGGTCAAAATGATTAACTCAAGAGACTTAAATGAATTACTTCCAGAAGTTAAAAGCCGTGTTGAACACTTTATACAGTTGTGCAAAGAATCTGATATTGACTTACTTATTACAAGCACATATCGTGATATTGAAAGTCAGGATGCTTTGTATGCCCAAGGACGAACAACAGAAGGCAAAATCGTTACAAATGCTAAAGGCGGTGATTCATTCCATAATTGGCGTTGCGCTGTGGATGTTGTGCCTTTGGTGGCTGGTAAACCAGACTGGGACGGAAGCCACCCAGTATGGAGTAAAGTAGGAGAGCTTGGCGAACAAGCTGGACTAGAGTGGGCGGGTAAATGGGTCCACTTCAAAGAGCTTGCTCATTTCCAGTACACCGGTGGATTAACGCTTGCTGAACTGAAAGAGGGGAAACAAATTGCCTAAATCAACCAGCTTATCAGTAAAGCGAGGAGAAAAATTATCGACAAAACGGGGTGCTGGTCTAACACAGAAGGGTCGAGCCAAATTAAACAGAGCGACAGGAAGCAAACTAAAAGCTCCTCAGTCAAAAGGGAGTCGTCATAATTCATTTTGCGCACGGATGAAAGGTGTGGTTAAGAAATCCAAGGGACCAGCGACAAGAGCCAAGGCATCCTTGAGACGATGGAAATGCAGATAACTGGGGCGCAAACTACTAGCAAGCACCCCAGAAATATCAATACTTCTTTCCAATTTATCTTCAAGACGGAACACAGACCATATTAAGTGGGTCCGCCATAATAAAGGTATAACCTTCACCAACGGCTTTACAAATGGCGTCCATGCCAACAATATGGTACTCAACCCATAGTATTGGCTTAAACGTCTCTATGGTCTTTCTAGCGCCCTTGATGGCTTGTATCTCAAAGCCTTCTACGTCAATCTTGATAAAGTCGCATCTGGGTAACTTCAAAGAATCAATAGATACGCCGTCAACCATAAAGTTGCGCATATACATATTTTCGTCAGTAAGACCCGGTTGAACTCTAACCATGCCGTAATCCATCTTCATGCTGTAATCAACAGACGGCAAGACAACATAGCTCACAAGCTCTGTAATTGCTTTGTTGTGTACAAAAATATTGTTGATGTCATTCAGCGCAACAGAGCCGCATAAAGCGTTATAAATAATTCTTTGAGGTTCAAAAGCAATCAGCGTAATGTCTTTGCGTCTTTGTGCAACAGGGATGCTGAACAACCCTATGTTTGCACCGGCGTCTATGACAATAGCATCTGGCGGCAAATTATCCACAAATTGAAAAATGTTATACAACTCATGTTCTATATGAGTTTTGCCGGTTTTAGCAAGAGCATCTATTTGAAAATCACAGTTGCGATTAACTATGATTTTCCCGTAAATAGACTCTACAACAGTAAAGTGGTTAATCATGGCGATGGTGTGAGTTGACCTTCAAAGAGATAAGTACCGATGTGTCCGAGTTGCGCCCAAGGAGCCGCCCAAACCTTCATGCCGTGTTTTCTAGCCAGTTTGCAAAAGTGATAATCCTCTGAAAGCAGTATCTTTGTTTCTTCCTCAATACTGGTTGCAAAGTATTCTTTGATGGTATCTGCCTTGAGTGTGCCCGATAGGTCCACAATGTTGTTGGTGTACTCAGGCACTTTGTCAGCAAGGTTGTCAAACACTTCTCGCTTAATCATCATAAAGCCGGTACCGCCGTTCCAGATTTCCACAGGCTTATTGACAGGCACAGTGACTTCGTTTGAGTAATCCACAAGATTAACCACAAATGAACCAGTAAAGTGTTTGAGTTGGTCGTTGGGTACTCCGGCGTCCATAGCTTTCTTGGTGGACTCCCAGTTGATTTCTTTCTTGGGATAGATGCCGCAAAGAATCTCCTTGTCTGCCTCAACCATGTGAATAATGTGACTCGCTTCAAATTTAATGTCAGCGTCAATAAACATCATGTGAGTTGCGCCGCTTTTCAAAAAGCCTTGTACAAGCGCGTTTCTAGCCCTTGGTATCAAAGATTCATTGAACATGAATGAGAAGCTCAGTGTCCAGCCGGTGTTCTTAAAAACGTTTTGTAGGTTGAGGATAGACTGTGTATAAAATCCAGCGCACATACCGCCGTACATAGGTGTTGCAATGTACAGATGAACGGGCGGTTTCTCTGCGGATTTGATGGATACGACTTTATCTTTTGACATGGTTTTCCTTGGTTGATTGTTGGTGGGGCTACTCAGAACCTCTGCCCCGTAAGTTTCCTAACTGTCCCTTAGGGACTCACCTCTGAGTTGATGGGGGGTATTTCCTCTATCGTGACCAGTAGCTGTCCTCCTTTGATGACTTCGCCGCGAATCATTTCTAAATGGTCCACATGGAAATCATCATCGAATACACCAGCCTTTTGCAAGGAATCGAGAACTGCTTTGATGCGGTTATCAATGTCAATCTTTCTCTTGTCCCTTGGACTAATCACCATTGTTATTTTCAATTTTCTGTCCCTGAACTTAGGTATCTTGTTGACTAAAACGTACTCTTGCACAGCCTTCCTAAATGCTCTGCCCTCAGCACCTATCACCATAATATTGTTGTATTTGCGGTAATAGGTGTTGGTGCTCGGACTCAGCGGCAATACCAGAATAGCTTTCATTGGCGCCCCCGGGAGGAATCGAACCTCCATCTCGACGTTCGTAGCATCGTATTCTCATCCATTGAACTACGGGGACCGGGCATCAAAAGGGTACGTCCTCATCCCCTCTGGGCGTTACTTCCCGGGGATAAGTCTGTGTGTTGACAGGCGGTTGATAAGTGTCCACAGCAAGCGTTAAGAACTCGCCGTACTGGGATTTACGCCACCAAGCGGATATGTTAATCACTTCGCCTTTGTGCATGATTTTGCCCTTAAAGTCGGGAGCCTTAGGGTTTTGTTTCTGCAAGTAGGCGCTCGGCGTGAGTATGCCCTTACTTTCTACGGGTTGATAGTTACTAGCCATTCGCGGTTTCTCCTGATAAATATTTGTATTCGGCGTACTCTTTGCCGCCGTCACTAACCATTTTTGTAAAGATTCTGTGTCCTGCTTTTCGATAAACTTCGATATGGGATGCAAGCCGGAAACAACCAAATTGTTCGAGTGCTTCAAGTGGTGTGATTGTTTTTCCACTTTGTAGGTGCCTCAAGATTCGCTCTCGCTGGGTACCTCGTCTTGAGACACTGGCGGCTTTTTTAACGGGTCAACCCCGGTTTCAGCAATAGCCGCTTTGAGCTTGACTCGGTCAAAACTATCAAAGCCTTCAACCACTGCGCTGTTAGCCGTCTCAAGCCCCCAAATCTTTTTGTCCTTGTCTTCCTTAGACAATTTATTGGACCAATTGATTTTGTTAACAAGCTGTTGATAAGCCTTAATCCATGACTCTGTATCCTCGTGCCAAGAGTAGGGGTCCTGAACGCCGGGAACATAGAGAGCAAGGTGTCCCTCGGGCGGTTCCGCATCGAACTGCTCAAGCACTTCCACAGCCCTTGGAATAGGCTTAGGAGCCTCGACAGTGTCGCTAGGGTAGTCTTGTGCTTCCTCAGCGGTAATCAGCCCCTTAAGGACGTCTGGGAAAGCGTCACGCAAAGCAAAGCCTCTAGCTCTCATCTGAAGCATACGTTTGGGATACTGGGTCCAAGGACCTTGTTTGCCCCACAGATTAGCGCGTTTGGCGTCTTCCACAGAGAATTTAGCCGTGACGGGTTTGCGTCCTTTCCTCTTAGCGATACAAACAGCCACCGGGTTTGGTGTGCCTTCAGCTTCCATGAACTCCTCGATGTCCTCGCAAGTCGGGCTAGACTGGACCAAAGCCATAGCGGCGTCACCATAAACACTGGGGCGCCCGTTGATGACGCTAATGTTTTGGAGTGCTTGCATGGGTGCTAATCCAATCTCATAACCCCACTGCACAGCCACCAAAATATCCTCAGGTTTGCTCTGATATTGTTTTGGGACCATCTGAGACTTGGAGAGCATCTCAGAGAACTGAATTGCCTCATTCATGGTTTGGGGCGCAAAGCCTTGGCGTAATGTTAGGTTACTCATGTTATCCCCTTACTTCAATAGGAAACGGCGAGAGCCGGGTGTTTCAAATACAAACTGCTCGTAGATGTCAGGCATAGCGGACTTAAAGACTTCAGCGTTAAAGCGCTTGGATGCCTTGCTAGACCGCCATGTCGCTAGGACCGAGCCGTCAACGCCTACCAACTCCGCATGGTTTTGCATATAGCTTTGCAGTGCGGTTTGTAGTTTGTCCTCATCCTCCTCCATTTGCTTGATCTGCGACTTGATAACTTTTAATGCCTCAGCAATTTGTACGACTTGAGCATTAGCCACCGTCACTGTTCCTGCGTCCGCCTTGTACATGAGCTTGGTGTGCTCTGTTGTCTCGGGGTCCAGTGGCGTCTTGGTTTGTACAGCCGCCCAAAACTTAGCCATGTCCTTGACCAACTGGTCGCGCATTTGCTCAGTGATGTGAAACTGAAACACTTGGAACTCTTGACCACCAAAGAGCACAGCTAGGACCAGATGCTCAATGTTGTGGCAAGCCGATTGATGAATGAGTTGCGCCATGTTGAACGCCGGTATGATGCCGCTTTCTGCGTCGTACTTGTTTCTGGTCATAGCCGAGTAGTTCTTAGCCTCAACAAGCATTTTCCCGTCAGCGGATATAAAGTCAAAGTGTGAACGCATCCATGATTCTTTAGGATGTGTCATCATGTAGTCAGCATCCTTCAGCTCTACCTTGAGCCGGTCTTGTGCAAGCCGTCCGATGATAGGTTGCATGACATGACCCATTTGCACAGCCTCGATGTGGCTTAGGTCCTTCGGCGGTTTAGCGCCTATCTTGGTGAGTACCACATCATTGGCGTTGCCCTTAGCCGCCTCAGCGGAATCGGTTGCCCACCAGTATTGATTGCGGAACTCTGGTTCAAAGTCTGCTCTGTCGTTAGCCATTTACTTCCCCTTGGTTAAGATATTGATAAGCGCGATGAGGTGCGCCCGTTGATAGATTAAAGACTCTATGGTCTTTTCCGCTTTAACCAGCTCATCTCTGGTTTGTTCATAATTGTTTTTTGCGTTTTCCGCTTGTTCGTAATATTTAGCGGCAAGCTCTTTGTGATACTTTAATTGTTTTTGTAAGCCGCTTACTTCAGATGTAGGTCTTCCCATGGTTTACCCCTCAATGTTTGGTTCGTAGTTTTTGCCGTCTTTACCGCAACTATTGAGTGTGTCCCACTCGCGCTCGGTCTTGCAGTAGTAGTATTGATATTCACCCGTGACTAGATCGCGTCTTTCGGATGCTTTGCATTTGGGTTGCCACTCGTCGCTGGTCATCATCCATTTGCAGTTAACGCACAGCTTGACCTCTGTGTAAGGTTCTATCTCAACGATATTCATAATAATCCCCGGTTAGTTAATAATGGAACAAGAGTAGATAATGTAGCACAGTTATGATGATTAGTCATTGTATTTTTTAATCATTTGTCTCCTTCCGATAGTATTTGTCGTTTGCGCCACAAGATTGAATCTGGGTTCAATTCCTTTAGCTTGCGCTTCATCAGTAGTATTTCGTCCAGCCTAGCCCTTAAAACAAGCGTATGCTCCTTTTTTAACTGGGACCTAAGCCTAGCCTCCCGGTTGTAAATTAAAGCCTCTAGCGTCGTATTTTGGTTCATGTGTTCTTTTCCTTTAATTTAGCTTCTATTGCTTCTGCTAATTTAGTTGGAAAACCTGCGTGTTTTATTACCAAATCAACAATTTGCTCATTAGTTAACCCTACCCATTCTTTAGGATGAGTATAGAGAAGAACTCCGGCAGATCCGTCTGTAACTTCTCGCCAAATGCCATCAGTAAACTTTGCAAACTTGCCCACAGGCTTACCTTGCTTGGTTTTGGTTCCCTCATTGATGAGGCTACCATCCTGCTCTGGTTTTATTCTGTATTCAGCAAGATTATCCCAAATTAAATGCCGTGGTTCATCTTTCCATTCTCCATATTCAGGAACTGGTCTATACTGAATTTCAGCACCTTCTGCCCAAGCGTGTATTAAATCTGCGTGTTTATGTTTCATTCTTGTCCCCTTGCTTTAATTGTGTGCCTTTTAATGCTTTGCAATACT